ACTGACAACACGGACACTGAGGGCGCCAGTCGGGTCCGGGGAGCGTAACCACCAATAACGGGCGGTTGAACCCTCGTACTTGATACGATCGGCATCGGATGCACCAACCCAGTACGCCAACTGACTGCCCTCGGCAATACCGTTATTGTTACTGCCAAAGATTTCGGTCATCGACTGCAACCACACCTTATCGTGGGTGATGTCGTAAGTCGCATCGTCAACCTTATCGCAGTCGCAGAGAGCGGTCTTAACCTCGATTTCACCGAGTACCGCCACGAACTCAGGGTCGAGTCCGTTAAGGAATCCTGCGAGTTTTGCACCGCCGGGGACTCTGTCAAATACCGTTGCGGGTTTCCACCAGTTGCTTACGGTTGTGGTGTCGGATGAGGGTACTGCCTCGGCATCAGAGTTGAGCCATTGACGGTACACAGAATCACGCCATCTGTTCGAGCCATAAGCGTTTCTCTCGGTGAAATTACGCTTACCACCGTTGGCGGTATCTGCCTCGGTGTGATAGGTCAAACTCCTTGCGGTGAAAGTACCGAGGTCAGTACAAGCGGTCGTACCATCCCATACCTTTACCGCTACGCTCTTTTCAACCTCGGCTCTCTGAGGTCTTACGCCGTAGGTAGTGATGTAGTTACCGATAACATCACCCTGAGCGTAGGATGCCTTATAGCCACCGATGTTCGTATGACGGAAACCGCCATCTGCGGGGATAGCCTGAGTGAGCGTGAACATATAAGTACCATCGTACTGCGTACCGCCACCGTAAACGGCGTGGTCGAGGGTGAACTTATAGTTTCCTGCGGGGAGACCGCCCTCGGTGTAGTACATCAACTGGGATGCACAGAACGGGATAGTGCCGTAGGTAAACACATTGTGCAGACCAAGGGCAAGGGAGTGAGAGAGATACTTGTTCGAGGGAGTGTGCTTGTCGAAATCGAGGATGTCAAAGGTAAGGGTCTTTTCGTTCCTCGTGGTTTCGAGTTGGTCAGCCACCGCCATAGCCTTGCTATGAAGATTCTGACGAACCAAACCCTGCACATCTGCCCAGTTCTTGATGGAAATTCCACCCTGCTGAGATGCAATAGATGCCAGTAAGATATTCATCGTGTCAAACTGGTCTTTGTTGGGAAAAATGTTTTGCATAATTGCCTCCTTTTTATTCAACTACCTCGGTGAGTTCAATCCCCGGATAGCCGTTTTCAACGAAAAGTTTGTAGGTGTACTGCTTACCCTCGTCTCGATCTTCGAGGGAGACTTGACCGACCACATCTAACGCAGCTTGCGTAGCCGCCTCGGTCTTTTCGATGGCGTTAGCGGTGTTGGTCTGCCTGAGAGTTTCCGCAGCTTGACGAGCCTCCTCGTTCGCCTTACGAGTGTCCTCTGCGGATGCTCTTTCGGTTTCTGCATCGGCTCTCGCCTTTTCCGCAGTACCACGGGAGGTTTCCGCAGATTTTCGAGAGGTCTCGTTAGATTTACGGGTTGTCTCGTTACTCTGACGAGTGGTTTCGTTGCTGATACGGGTGTTTTCGTTAGCCACACGCTCAGCCTCGGCAGTCTTACACTCCGCAACCTCGCTAAGGAGCGAAACGAGCAGATCGTAATTCTCATCGTCTGCGATTTCGTCTCCCGAGTAGGTTGCCTCCTCAACGGCGAGAATGAACATCGTGGAGGTAAGTTTGCTCTCCTCGGCGTTGACCACCGAGATGTCGCACTTGACCTCACCATCGAGTTCAAGCATCCATTGGGTGAGCGGTACAGTAACCGTGCCATCACCATTCGCCGTACCGAGGAACGAACTGGACTGCCCATCCTCTCTCAGAGCATTGATGACAACCGTTGCCGTTGCGGGAACAGTCAGCACATCTCCGAGGTTTGTGAGAGTTACTTTCAGGAATCGAGAGTTGGTGTCGAACTGCTTGGCTACAATAGCCGAGAACACATTTCGTTTGGCTACATCAACGCTGATTTCTCTTGTAATGACCATAGGTTATTCCTCCTTTTTAATTTGATTTTCGTACTCTGTGAGTTGCCTACGGTACACGATTTCAGCGTTCGTCTTTTCGTCTCTCGCTCCATCCTTTACCTGATAAAGCACCTCGGTAATAATCCCATCCAAAAGGAAATACGGGATATTGTGTTTCTTGGCGGCGGTACTCACCGCCAAGAAAATTTCTTCTTTTGCATCCTCATACTCCAACCGAAAAGGTCGAGCGGGAGGAATAGGTTTAGTTTTATCTGCCATAATGGTTCTCCTTAGATCGTGATAGTTCCACCGCCGGGGGTTACTGTACCTCCGCTGCTCGTGCCGAACTCCGATGCCACATAAATGGTTGCACTATTGTCGTAGTCCGAACCCGCTTTCAGCACAAACTGAATACCCGCAGGAGTAAGAGCGGTAAAAAGATAGCCGGTAGCATATCGATAGTCCGTTCCCGTGGTAGTCCAGTTGTAAGTACCATAAACACCCGTTTGACAACGCATATAACCGTCAGCACCGATATACCAACATCCGATCTGCCCCGTGCTTGCCACGATATGACCCGAAATGTCGGCATCGTCTGCGACTAACTTACCAGTAAAGGTAATATCGGAGGAAACCGTTCCCGCCTTGATGTAAGCTGCGTTGATATACAGTTTGTTATTGAGTGCGGTAAAGCACCCGTACATCGTGCCGTTGCTCGTAAGAGCGTTGAACACATTCTCATCGGTAACACTTGCATCCGAGCCGTTCGTGCCGTTAGCACCATATTTCGCCCAAATAACGGGTGTTGACCAAGAGCCGTAAGAACCATCGGTAACGGTGCATTGAGAGATAAACTCGTACTTGTAGGTCGAGGTTACGCCGGTCGGAGTAAGAGACCAACCCGAGGGTACGGTGCCGCCCGAATACGAGGGGGTACTGGGAGCAGTTGATGTGGTCTTGCGGTAATAGAGGTACACGATCTGAATTGTGCTACCATCAGCACCGTCAGAGCCATCAGCACCGTCTGTACCGTTCGTTCCGTTCGTGCCATTGATACCACGAACCATAATGGCATCCCCCCAAGTCTTACCACCATCGTAGGTGAACGATGCGAAATAATCGGAGGAGGAATAGGTCTTGTGCCACGCTGACGAGCTGCTTGCGGGGAACGATGACCAGTCGGTATTATCACTCGGTTTGGTAAGAGCCGTTCGAGCATACACTACCTGAGTAGGACTTGCTCCCGTACCCCAAGTGATGTTACCGTTGAGGGTTACATTGCCCGCAGAATCGACCTTGAAATTATCGTTGATGTTGATAGTACCGCCCTTGATGTCTCCCGCAAACTCTCCGCTCTCTGCGTGAAGATAACCCGCCGCAGTAACATAGAATTTGCCCGCACCGAGACCGATGCCTTGGGGACTAAGGAACACACCATCTTTCGCATCATCGTAGGCAGTCTTGCCGTGTCCGATATGATGCTCGTCAATGTCGAACCCGCCGATTGCACCGACCTTAATCTTTTCAGCCGTGATACACTCTGCATCGAGGAGGTCGGTTTGGATTTTGAAAGCGGAGATGGCGTTGTAAACTGCGTTGCCCTCCTTGGTGTAACCATACTGCCAAGTCGGGTTTCCATCGTTCCAACACCCCTCGCCCGTAGTCCAAGCGTAGCCGTTGGCGTTTCGGGTGTAGATTGCCGTACTCTCTGCGAGAGTAGGTTTATCGTGATAGTAACAAAGGATAGATTTGTCTTTCAGTTCCACACGGGTCTCATACAGACCGAGGGAGTTCGCAATGGTCTCGTTGAGGTCTAAAACCGCTTGCTGACGAGAGGTAATCTCTCGGCTGACATCTTTCCTCATACGGCTGATAATCGTCTTTTCTTGGGCAGTCAGAGGGCCTGCGGTAGCGTAACTGAGGTCTGTCTCGGTTTCGCCCTTAGCCTCCAATGCCGTAGAACAGTTGAGGGAGAACGAGTAGTTTGTGAGGATGGTATTGATGACATCACCGTTAGCATCCTCCCACTCGATCATATCCATCGGAAACAGATGCGGGAGCGGTTTCGTGTTACAAGAGAATGTGCGATAGGTGAGGTTACCAACTGCCAAGTAGATATTTCGGAGGATTTCCTCGTGGTTCTCTTGAATCAGTTTGTTACCCTCGATAACGAGCGTGTAGGTGTCCTCACCGCAAAGGTAGGTCGTTTCCTCATCGGTAATGAGTTCGACACCCGTGATGGTGATATTGCTCTCTGCGAGGTCTGAGGGTACATATCGGGTCGAGGGAGCAAGTCTTGTGGGGTTCGAGGTTTTATACCATTCGAGCCTTAACTTGCCCTCCCAGTCGATGTAGGCACAAGTACCCGTAATCTGTGCAATCCATTGGAGGAGAGTTCGGTAGGTGAGACCATCCTCCTCGGGCAAAGCAGGGATATTCTGATTGATGTTCGGGAGCGTAGAGATGTCCGTTGCGAGAGTGATATTACACTTGGTACAGATCGTACCGAGCAACGCTCCTACGGTTGTCGGGAACACCAATTCCTCTGCTACCACAGTTTTCGCAAAGTGCATCATACGGTCGAGAGCTGCGAGAGTGATGGTCTGCATTTTTCTCGGAGAGTTATCTACGGTGAAATACCCCATCGGGATATAATGCAAAACCGCATTTTCCCATCTACGAGCATCCCACTTTTTGATACCCACCTCGACATACAGTTCCGCTCCCTCAAACGAGATAGCGTTGAAACGACCGTCTTTGTTATTGAGTACAATATCGACCTCGGAGGAGATAGCCGAACCGAGTTCCAAGGTAGAGCCGGACACACTATATCGGCTAACTCCAAAGCCGTTTTGGGCAATATCGTTCTCAGTCAGTTCAAAGGTCTCATTCTGTCCCGCCACCGTGATACGAACGACCTGACGATATTGGGACAGAAAGAGTTTCAAGATTTCGCTACTGATGGGATATGCCATATCAAACACCCGACCTTTCTATGAGATTGAACGAGACATTTGACCACAATCCCTTAGCTGCGTTGTAGAGCGGAGCGGAACGGTTGCCCACATAAAATTCCGACTCCACATAAGTACCCTCCATAGCATCGAGGTAAGAAACCATAATGTACTCGGGGTTAAAGGCTTTGAGAATCGCAGAGACCTCCTCGGTGGTCAAGTTCTTCCACGAAAGTTCGAGACCTACGACCTGACCGATACGCATTTTATCCATCTTGGTGTCCTCGGTTCTACCCGCATCGGAGGATGAGATGTCCTCCAATTTCCAAGTGTAGGCAGAGGGGCATTTGACAGAATGACCGTCAACCGATCTGATAGGGTTATTTTCGTTTTCCATCAAAAGCACCTCCTTACACGCCTACGGGAATAACTGTTTTTCCGTCTCTACGATTTTTTCTGCGGAAACCATCCACTACATCTCCCGTGCTGACCACGGTGGTAACGGTGGTGTCCTTTTCGAGGAGTTTACGGAGGAGTGTATTTTGCTCACGGAGAATTGCATTTTGCTCAAAGTTCGCATCTGCAACACCCGAGGCAATACCCTCAACGATTTGGTCGTTATTCGCTACCGATGTCTTACGACCGATAGAGCCGACCATTTCCGCTCCCGCCTCTCTTGCAATGAACATCTGACCCGTGGGGATGCCGTAAGCACCGTCTGCCTTGAACAGACCTTTGAGCCATCCACCGACTGCGGATGCCGCATCTGCGATACCGTTTCCAATATCACTTGCCACATTCGTTACGGTGTTCCAAGTATTGCTTGCCGCCTCTGCGACCGCAGAACCCACGCTCGATGCGGTATCTTTCGCCCAGTCCCAAGCGGTCGATGCGGCGTTGCTGACTGCGTTGCCCACATTCGTTGCCGTGGTAGAGACAAAATCAACCGTAGCATCCCAAGCGTTGCTGACCGCATTTCCGACCGTGCTTGCCGTATCGGAAACCCAATCGGATGCTGCATCCCAAGCGTTGCTGATGGTTTCGCCCACATTTGTAGCCGCATCGGAGACCCACTCCCAAGCGGTACTCGCTCCCGATTTTACACCCTCCCAAACATTGGAAACGGCGTTCGTAATGGGAGTTACGAAATTGTCGGAAATCCAGTTTACGGCAGTCATAAACCACGACTTGATGGTTTCCCATCCTGCGGTCAGTCCGTTGAGGAGACCCTCAATGATGAACCCGCCGATCTCGGCGAATACAGTCGAGGGAGAATGGATGCCGAGAGCATCCTTGAAACCTTGTACGAAACTGCTCACAAAGTTCGTGATTGCTTGCCATACCGTTTGGAGACCCTCCCATATACCATCGATAATTGACTTACCGATGCCATACAACCAATCCCATCCTGCCTGAATAGCGTTCCACAATTTTTCGGGGATGCTTGCCACGAAATCGATGACAGTCCAAAAAGCGTTGGGTACTGTTTCAGTAAAGAACTGGGGTAAGGTTTGGGTAAAGAATTTCACGAAAGCGGGTTTGATCGTGTTATTCCACCATCCGGGGATTACCTGAGTGAAGAAATTAGGAATAGTCGTACCAAAGAATGTTACGAGTGCGTTCCATACGCCCGAGAAGAAATCGGGCAGAATTTCGGTGAAGAACTTAGACAACGCTCCCGAGACGGTGTTCCACAAATTCGTGAAAAATGTCGGGACTTTCACCGTTACGAAATCGATTGCCCACTTGACTGCCGTACCGAGTGCGTGTCCGAGATTATATCCGAACTGCTTTGCTTTTTCGGGAATACCCTTAAACCAGTTCACGATGGAATCCCACGCTGAGCCGAGCCAAGAAATAAAGTTGCCCCAAAGGTTCGGGATAGTTTCCGTGAAGAAACTGCCGATGGTCTTGCCGACATTAGTACACCACTCTGCGATAGTGTCCCAATGCTGAACGATGAGGATGATAAGGTCGGTGATGAGACCCACCGCCAAACCAATCAACGCTCCGATGCCCGCACCGATCGGGCCGCCACAAGCACCGATGATAGCACCAACACCCGCACCGGCGGCGGTAGCACCCGCACCGATAAGGAAACTGTTGAGCCAGTCGATACCCGCAACAACGGCATCGTAAATACCGACAAAGAAACCTCCGAGACCGACTACGACTGCACCGATAGCCGATGCCAACGAGCCGAAAGCAATAGCGAGACCGCCTACGACAGAACCGCCACCGCCGAGAATTTGGAAAAAGTTTTTCCAGTTCAGACCATTCATCACGGCATCGATACTACCCCAAAGGTCTGCGATAGCACCCTCAACCGTAAGAAGAATACCGCCGAACTTACCCCACGACACATTCAGTTTGAGCGTATCTTTGAGGAATTTCATAAGACGGAGACCTTGGATTGCAACCACGATTTCGGTGATTACGAGGAGGATAGACTGCAAGGTTGACCTTGCACTCTCAGCCTCGTTTTGAATACTATCCATAGGGATGGTTTCAAACATCATCGTGTAGTCGGGGCCGCTCTCGGATTTTCCGAGCGTGTTGATCTCATCGAACCCAGTAAGGGAGCGTTTCGTCTTTTCAACGGCATCCGCATATTCCGTCTGAACTTTGACCGCCTTAGTCCACTCCGAGGCTCCCGACATTTTCGCAATAGCAAGGCTGACTGTATTCGATAGTTCAACGAACATATCAACCAAGTATTCGATTGCCGGAGTAAGAGCGGTGATAAGCGGAGCAATCATTGCACCCAGTCCGCTTTTCAGATATGTAAGGCTCGTGGAAATCGTGTCCATCGATGTCGCAAACGAACCGTTTACCGATTTGCTGAACTGGTAGATATTGTTTGTACCCTCTTTGAGGGAGTTGACGATGGTACTCAGCACGAAACGCACGAAACGATAAGCTGCAATTCGCTTTAACGATTTGAAGAACTTACCGAGTTTGGTCGTTCCTTTGCTGACCGCAGTAGATACCTCTTTGAATACACCCACGCCGATCTTGCCGAATGTTGCCCACTTGGAATCACTCTCGGAGAGTTCCTCCAAAAAGGCTCGAAAACTACCACGGGAGTTATCGATTTCCTCGGCGGGCGGGATGACGGTAGTTCCACCACTACTCGATGTGGTAGGAACGGAAACGGGAGGAGTAGGAGCAGTAGGAGTTACAGTCGTGGCAGACGATGCCGCAGCCGACACCCTATTGATGGCATCGGTAGCACCCGTGAGGTTGGAGAAATCGAGTTTGGTGAGTTTCCTCAGAACTTTTACGATATTGCTCAAACCTTGGGAGTTACCCGCCCCGGAAAGTGCCTCAACTGCACCAGTCAACGCATTGATGTTTTCAACGCCATCCTTGTTGATACCGCTTGCCGTGTCTGTAACCTTTTTGAGTTTTTTGAGGGTTTTAAGGATTCCATCTAACCCTTGACTTGCCTCTTTCGTCTCACTCGACACCTCGATTTTGATACTGTCAACAACTGCATCATTTTCCACCTCTCATCACCTCCTTTATGTTTTAGATTTTGCAAAATGAGCGTTCGTCTTAGCCGCCCATATGGAGAGTTTTGTCTTGATTTTCTCGGCTCTCAACTGCTCCTCGCGCTCTTGACGAGCTGCGACCTCAGCCTCGGTAATGGGGTAAGGTTCAGAGGGGTAAGGTAAAGGCTTAGTGCCTTTTTTAGCGAAAGCACGGAGAACGGGAGACATATCTCCGAGGGCCTCATACATATAGAGACCTTGCAACCACAACTCTTGGTTGCGTTGCTCCTTACGGATTTGCTGAGCCTCTCTATAATACTTGACCAAGGTACAATCCTGATTGAAATACTCATCGAGGGTCATACCCATAGCCAAATAGTACGGTAAGTGTTTATAGAAAACCTCAGTAGAAGAATTGGGGGTAGGGTCATTTTCAGACTCTACCCCCGTTCGGGGTTGCGAGTCACTTACCAACTTGCTCCCCAAGTCAAGTTTCCCTCGGTGTCCTCGGGTTCGCCCATAAGACTTTCGAGAGGTTCGTTATACATCTCTGCAAGTTTGACGAGGAGTTCCTCCTTGTTCGGCAGCTTTGCAAAAATGTTGTCGATGACCTCACGCTTTACATAGCGGTGGTGTGCAAGGAAAGCACCCGCAAACAATGCAGGGAGCGTGGTCATAGGCTTTCTCTCGATGTCAGCAACAGAGAAACCCTGCTTTTCCATCGTCTCGATGGACTTTCTTGTGAACTCCAAGGTGTATTCCATACCCTCGGAGGTGGGAATTGTAATTGTTTTAGCCATAACTCGTACCTCGATTATAAAGATTTTTTAGATTTTTGGATTGGGATTTGCTTACTCGGCTACCACGATAGCAGACGAGGGAGCAATGCTGATGGTCATACCGACAACCTCGTTGACACCGCCGCCGTTTACAACAACGGACAACTGACCCGAGAAATTGAACTTGCCGTTATCACCCGTGGGGGTAGCAACGCCGTTCGCAACCGTGCCGCCGAGCCATACGGAGTACTTTTTGTCCTGACCTTTGAGGGCGAGGAGTTTCGCATAGTCCTCCTTGGTGTAGTTGGCGGTAAATTCGAGACCGTCAACAGACTCGATGCCGTGGATGTAGGTCTGAGAACCATCGGAAAGAGTGGTCGTTTCGAGCATTTCGGGAGAACCGCCGAGATCGGGGAAATCCTTAATGTCAATGAGTTTCTCATACTTGGAGTCAGCCGATTCCATCATAAGAAACACCTTGTAAGTGGAAATTGCCATTTGAGTTACCTCCTATAAATAGTTTTGTTTTTGGAAACGACCGCCTTGTATCGAGCAAAGAGCCGATACTTTGTCGGGTCGTTCATAGGGATTGGGTTCATTCCCGTGCGGGTAAACCCAAAATCGGAAAACACACCGTCAATGATTTTAAGGATAGCCTTGCACTCTGCCTTTTTACCACCAACCTTGTTGGAGTAAATATTGACCTCGTACATAACATTGGCGTGATTTTCATTGCTCCCGCTATCCTGCGTTGAGGTAACTGCGTAATTGTCAGCCTCCTCCGCACAAACGCACGGGAACACAGACGGCGAAAGAATTGTCTCGGGGGACATCTTCGCCTTGGGGAACTTAGCCAAAACTGCCTTGGAGATAGCAGTAAAGATTTCATTTTCAATATCGATCATTCCTTATATACCTCCCTTGCAATTTCCACTATCCGCTCCCTCATTTCCTTGCCCGCCTCGTACATAGCACGGGCGGGAGGATTACCGTGAGTGCGGATGACCGTAACGGCATCCTCGCCCTCTTTTTGTACTGTTCTTACGACACGCCCGTTTGTGCCGGGTTCGCCGTAGTAAGTCCAACTGTCTTTTTTGCCTTTGCCTTGACCGTAAGACCCTCTGACCGCACCGACTTTACTTGCGGTCGGGTGCTTTTCGGCGTAATGTACGCCCGTACCAAACTCGATAAAGGCTACCGCTTGACCTCGTGCCACGATAGCAAGCGTGTGTTCGTCAACCCACTCGGGAGACTTATCCACGCTCACATCGTTGATGCCATCGTACTGAGCCGTTTTGAACCTGACGGATGCGACATCGATACCGATTTCAGCCAGTCTCTCCATCAAACGATGTTGCTTGATTTCGAGAGATTTCTTGACTTGTTCGAGATGCTTGATAGTCTCATCGAGACCCGATACGGAAATCTTAATCATACAGACCTCACCTTGCTGATAGCCACGGCTAAGGTATTGAGTGATTTTGCGACTTTCCTTACGATGTAATCGAACATCGGGTTTCCGTCAGAGTCAAAGGCGGGAGGAGTATCGATGAAAAACACGGTATTCTCATCGATAGGAGCAGACATATCATCCGAGAGGATGACCTTATCGTACTCTACCGAATTACCGAACTGCTCGATTTGGGCCTCGCCTTGTGCAGCTGATACATTGGCTCTCGCTTTAACGGGAGAGCCATATTTCACTCGCTCCCCTGCGATATTGCCATCGTCATCAAGAACATTCTCCGTTCCCTCGTACAAGCAATAGTAGAAATCGACCTTATTTCGCTCCAAACATTTCACGATCTAACACCTCACTTGGTTATAACACGCTCACGAATGGAGTTACGCCCGCCAACATAGAGTCGGGGACACTCGCCGATTCATAGGTGCGGTTGATACCATTCTCAGAATGGTAGGTTTCACCCTCCGCACCACGCTTGTTCAAAAGGAACACGGCAATTTCTATCTGAACCATTTCATATTTTGCAGGGACTTTTGTGATGTCGGAGCGGTAAGGGTATGCTTTGTTGATAACCTTACCGCCCGCAATATCGAGAAAGGTATTCAGTAACACCTCATCGGTCTCGCCCGTTAAGGCTTTAAGTTTTTCAACCTTTTGCGAATCGGTCATTACTGCTCACCCCCTTGGCTCTTAGGCGTTAAGGGTGAGTTTTACTGCCTTGGTCTCATCGGTGAGAGCTGCAAGGTAGTACTTACGGCTGAATACCGTATTCTGACGGATGTTAGCCGCCTCCTCGGAACGCTTGTCAGCGGTGATCTGCTCGACCTCAACGCCTTTCTTGTTAAAGAGCGTTACCGCCTCCTTAGTGCCGATGATGATTTCGCCCTCGGTCGCATCTGCCTTGGTGTAAAGGCTGATGCCCGCCACCGTGCCGACATAACCGCTCTTTGCGAACGCCTCAACATATTTGAGATCGTCTTTGAGAGCCTTGCGAACCTTGCCCATATCTGCGGGGCAAACGAAACCAAAGATCGAAACACCTTCGAGGTTTTCGAGATTGAGTTTTGCGGCACCGTCAACGAACGCTGCGAAATCGAACGCTGCAACGGGAACGCTGAGTTTGGTCTTGCCGAACTCTGCGAAAATGTCTGCGTTGACCGTGTTAAACATATCCGTACCGGCGTGTTTCATACCCACGGGAACGAGATTGGGGTCGGTCATAGCCTGCTCATCATAGTACTGGAATCTGTTCTGAGCGAGCAGGATTCTGTATTCCTCCTCGGTGTAGGAAACCTCGATGGACTTGGAGTTACCAACGCCCATAGCGAGTTTTTCAGTACCGTCAGTTGCACGGTACACATTGACCTTGCGAACCATACCCGCAGTACCCACGAGGGTATTGTCGATGGTGCAGAACTGCATAAGGTCGAGATGGGACTTGTACTGATCCTCTACCTCATTGGAGAGGAAAAAGTTATCGTAAATGGTGTGTGCCATTATTCATTACCTCCGTTATAAAGTTTTTTGTATTCTTCGGGATTTTTGGTGGAGTACTCATAACGCTCCTGAGCCGACATTGCTCTCAACTTTTCGAGAGTCATCGTCTCATTCTG